CTGACGAGTTAGATGAGGTGATAGTAATGTTGCACCAAGTGGTTGTGTTCTGACGTAGGGTGTTGGACTGCGCGTTCATACGGTTCTTACCACGACCGTCAGTCACACCGTAGGCCATAGCCGAGACCATCTCAGGCGTGTCGTTACTAATCTCGTCAATCGTAGCCACGATGCTGTTCAACATACCGACCAAGTGATTCTTAGATGCGCCCGTATCAATTGGGCGAATCAGAAGCTCTCCAGCCGAACCAAAGATTGAGTTGGCTACCATCTGCGCCGTTGACTTACCCGCGCCGGACTCGGCGTTGTACAAGTGAACCAGAACGCCTTTAACGATAGGGTGGTTCAATACCTTCAGCAAGGGGGAACCAAATCCACAGAACAACGTGAACGCGTGCGCCTCTAGCCCGACTCGGTCATAGAAGTTGGCGATGGTCTTCCACTCCTCTAGCGTACCGGTTGGCTTGAACGCTGCTGCCATCTGTCTCGTTCCACTTGCGGGCGGAGCCAGTTTTGTGCCACTTGCGGTGTATTCAAGGTCACCAACAACAAAGCCGAGCTTGTCAGGAGTCCAACCCATCTGGTGGCGGGTACGGTTGGCCGCATATTGTGACTGCAGGCGGCGCAATGAAGATGCAAAATATGCCATGAGTTCTTGAGTATGTTTGCCATAAGTAATTACACCATTACGGACCAACAGGTCGCGCAAGGTATCGGGCTTCATGATGTCTTTTACAGAACTGTAGAACCGGCGTAGACCGTCTTTGCGCATGTGCAGGTTGATGCCTACCATTTCGCCTTCGCCATCTCCGTTCGTATCAGAATCGTAAAACCGTTCAGTTAGATAGAGGTCGTCTCGGTAAATTTCAATCTCAGTCTCAGTCTCGCCGTCAGCGGCTTTGACCTTCTTAAACACCCCACCAGTCGCACCGCGGAAGTAAGGGTAGCCGTACGATGGGACGTTAATCTCCAAAGACACGTGCTCGTCATCTTCTGGTGCCGCAATAACGTATTCACCTTCCTCAGTGGTCGGTGCCTCGCTCACGGTCTTGCCCAGCATCAACGGGGTACTGCAGGTCTGCTTACATCCCTCACACGTGGCGCCGTAGTTTTCTTTGTACCAGCTACACAGGTACGGACCTTTCGTCTCCGCGGCTTTATCTTCCGTGGTCGATGGCTCGTAGTCTGGGTGCGGACTAGATAACTTATGGATAGCAATAACGCGGTCAGAGCAACGCGTAGCGATAGACAGCGCGGCCCTCCACAAGGGCTCCTCCAATGTCGCCGCTTCACGCAGTGCCTTATCAATCTGTGCACAGCCGTTGCCCTTGAGGCTAAGTTTCGCCAGCTTCTTAAACGAGCACTCGGGGTAGTCTCCAGCCAGTTCGCGTGATGTGGCATCCATGCCAAACATCTTTGCCGCGGATAAATCCACAGGCGGAGGAGGCAGAAGGTCCTGCAGGGTTTTAATATCTACAGGCTGCCCTTGCGTGATGATCTGTACTGGACGGCTCTGACCGTTCTTAAAGTTATTTGTACCCGGCACACGCAGAATACGAGCCGCGTCTGTGGTCACAGAAGGGTCGGCGTGCAAGGCTTGTTTACCACATAACTGTTTTAGAGAACGGGCCATTGGCTTCCATTCCTCAACAGTCACATCGCGGGTCAGCGGCCAGTATACGTGCAGGCCACCACCAGAATTTACAAGCGTAGGAGTGGGTAACCCCGTTGCCTTAAGGAACGCAGAGAGCGCTTTAGCGCCGTCCGCTTGGTCGATGTAGTCTTTCTTTGGTCCGCAATCAATATCAAGGAACAAGGCGCGAAGGAACTGGACATTGGGTACTTTACGCACGCCTTGGTCATCAAATGATGCCAGTGCAAAATACGCATCTACACCCGTAGAATTGTGCCCGTCCGCAACCGCCTCGATCTCCTCAACGGAATCGTGAAACGTCTGGTGAACCACACCACCGCGAATACCTACGGCGCAATATCGGCCACTCGTAGGTAAGATGGAGCGAAGAAAATCTGTCACATGCACTCTTTCAAAAAGAGGAAGAAAAGGGTGACACTAAGTGCCACCCCTTCGGACGACATCACTTGGAGTATCGGGAAATAAACTTCTCAATAGCCACAAGGTGAAGACGTGAGCGTGGAGCCGAACTGCCGGTCAGCCAGTTGTACACGGTTGCCCGAGTAACACCCAACTTGTCTGCCACGAATACTACGGGGTATTCATTTTGCAGGAGCAGAGCAGCCAAGGTCTTTGCAGGCTCAGTAAGAGCCGCACGTTCCACACGCCGCAAGAAATGGACGCTATGTCCACGCCCTGAGTTAGTCTTCATCGTCAGTCAACCACTGGCTCAAGACATCTTCCGCGGCCTTACCAGCTTTGGCGGGTTCAGCTTTTTGCTTCTGACGCATGACTGGTTCTTCCACGGACTCGTCTGTGGGCTCTTCCACTTTAGCTTTCTTAGCCGGTACTGGAGCTTCTGCGAACGCCGCCGGTAATGCAGGTGCATTGTCCTTCTTAGCCGCAAAACGCAACTCCAATGCCGCACGGACATCATCAGTAGTGCTTTGAGCCTTGGCGGTATTCCACTCCTGCTCAGACAAGGGGCGCACAGCACGGAACTTCAACACGGGCACTGCTTCGCTTGTATCGAAACGCGCTTCTGTAACAACACCAGTGATTGGGATACCGTGACCAGATAAGAACTTACCGTACGCTTGCAATGGCATCTTATCGCCATCAGGACGACCGAACAGAGACTTGGCGGGAACCGTCAAACGATACACATTACCAGCGATGTCATTCTCTAACGTAACTGCAATACGCTTGCTGAAACGGCACGCACGAGCTTTACCTTCGCCAGAACCTTCGATGTTCTGTTGGCACGTAGCACAGTTGGCACTTTGACGAGACTCGGCAGGCACTTCTTCGTTGGGCACGACACCTTCAGAAGACCAGCAGGACGGACGGATGTCTTTGCCTTCTTCGTACTTCTCAGCGTAGAACGTACGCTGTGTACCCTTGCTGGTTGCGATGATGACCATAGGCATCGAACGCTCTTCGTTTTTCGCGACTTCTTCACCACCGACCATCATGCGCCACACACCGCCTTTGATGGAGATGCTCTTACCGCCGGAGCTACCGGCAAGTTCACGGGTTGTATCGTCAGAGACGTTACGGAGATAGTCAGGGATTACTGAACCGGATTGAAACAAAGCAATATTACTCATGGTATTTCCTTTAAACGAGTTTTAGTTTGCACGTGAACGAGTCACCGTGACAGCATAACGTGAGACCACGTTAACACCTTCGGGCAGCAAGTCTGGGTGCTGGTTTATGAATTCAGAGAAAGCAGTCTGGCTGATGCGTCTCTCAAGAAGTTCGGGTACACCGTGCTCCTTAACAAACTCATACATCCGCTCCCAGTCGCTGGTTTCATAACGGGTTTTGACCGAACGACGGAAAGAACCTGCTTCGGTCTTGCCCCCATCTTGGCCAGTGTCTTTACATAACTGCAGTAGCTCTTGTTCGATTACATCGAGTTGCTCTTGCAGGGCGTCAATTTTCTTTTTAGCTTCCGCCTCGGCTTCGCGCTTTGCGTCACGAATCTTGACGTAGGCTTTTACTAATCTTGATACATCCATTCTCCTTCTCCTTATAGGTATGAGTGAGGGCCACATAAAGCAGTGTCTACTTGGAGCAGTAGTGATTATGAACTAACGTTGATACGGCGCTAACCCGTATCCCCTCACCCATAAATCAGATTATACACTGTCAATCCTTTGAGTCAAGGACTTTCGATCTCAGCTTTGTAAAGTTCTACAAGGTCCAAGTGCATATCAATCTTCTGCTCCAGCATGGTGTACATCCGCTTCTCTACGGGCGACCCCTGCAGGTGGGTGACTGTAACCTTATTCTTCTGGCCTTGGCGGTGCGCGCGCGAGTTCGCTTGCAAATAAATCTCAGTAGAGCTTACTGGGCCCCACCACACTACTTGGTTTGCGCGAGTCAACGTAATACCGTGCGCTGTCGCTTGTGGCACCATCAGCAAGACTCGAACGTTATCCTCCGTCTGAAAGTCTTTAATAATCTCGGCTCGGTTCGGTGCTGAGACCCCACCGTGAATAGTAGCGGTCGTGTACCCCGCGGCGCGGACCTTATCTTCCACCAATGTCAATGCGTGGCGATACGGTATAAACACCAATACCTTCTCATCGGTTTGGTCGATTACATCCAGTAGCGCCTTGACTCGGTTGGATACATCAAACTCCACCACGTCTCTATCGTCCGTGTACACCGCCCCTTGTGAAATCTGCAGGAGCTTGTTCAGCATCGAGGCGGCGTTCACTGCGGTAATCTCAGCGCCAGCGGCTAGTGCCACCATCTGTTGTTTGATGTTTGTGTAGTACTTGGTCTGCTGTGGAGTCAGGGGTACATCACGCACCGAATAAAGCAGGTCTGGTAAGTCGAGACACTCCTCTTTGGTGTACCGAATCGCTGGCTGTAAGACCCTGTGCACGGTATCTTTCGAGTCCTGTCGGGGTACCCACTTGTACTGAGTAATCTTCACCATGACTTGGTCACGAAACTTGCCATAGAACAGCGGCACGGCACTGGGGTTAACCAGCTTGGCCAGACCATACGCATCAAGCGGGGACTGCGAGGCCGGTGTACCCGTCATCATCCACAGCCTAGTCGTTGGGTCTAGCAGAGCGGCGAGCGACTTCCATCGGTCCGTCTGTACGTTCTTGATGGCGTTAGCCTCGTCCACAATAATCAGATCGAACCCGCCCGCCTTCAGCTCCTTCTCGACTACCTTCACGCCGTCAAAGTTGATGATGACAAACTCGTAGTCCTTGGCAAGCACTGCCTTACGCTGCTCCCTGCTACCCTGCGCAATAGCGCATGAGCGGTGCATGACGGTCTTGAACAGGTCTGAGCGCCACGCCGTATCCATAATAGATACAGGGCAGACAACCAGTACCCGTGTGACTAGCCCCTTGTTCATCAGATAGTCGGCGGCCCATGCGGCGGCAGAGGTCTTACCCGTACCCGCCTCGTTAAACACAAAGCAGCGGGGGTGCGTAGCCAAGAAAGCCGCGGTGTCCCTCTGGTGGTCAAACGGGGTATACATGCCGGGCCACTTATACCGTCCCAGAATGGGGTGCGGTACTTCCTTTATGCCAAGATTACGCAGGATACGAATCTCGTCCAAGTCCCAATGGACCATGACTTTTGATACATCACCGTTCTCGGCAAGGATGTGGCTCTTGGGTATAAGCGTAGTGATTTGTGACGCCTTCCGTGTATTGAACACGAGCGCCCTGTCTTGCAGGATTTCCATATAACACCAATAAAAACAAACGAACAAAAAGGGCCCGGAAGCGAACTTCCGGGCTAATTCCCACTAAGGAGTCGGCGGAGAGGACCGACAACTAATCTTACATCACCTACTCGCCGAAGCGCTAGGATTTTTTGGTCTTCATCGCCCCTGTTTTTGTACGGGGGAAACTCCGATTGACAGTCTTACTTACAGCGCGTAGGTTACCAGCGGCAGTGGAGCCGCCCTTGGACAGAGGTTTCTTGTGGTCTACATCCATGCCGTCTCCCTTGGAGACTCGGCCTTCCTTCGCCAACTGCCTACGGGCAGCGTTGCGCTTAGCGCGGTTTTTCTTCTGTTCATCTGTGCCTTGGTACTTATCGTACTCAGCACGGTAATCTCTTTTAGCCATGGTTTTCGCAGGATTCAACTGGGCAAAATCTGCACAGCGCTGAAGGGCGAGGATTCCATACCCCGTGCGTCAATGCCGCGTTGATACCATCTGCTCTGCCTGCCCATTTCGACAGAATCTCAGGTAGTTCTGACCTAGTGTACTTGGCTTTAATGACATCGCCAACTACTAAAAATAGCAGGGCACCCTTGACAACTTCCACCTCTGGGTGGTGCACAAATACCATTGCTGCCATCAGCTCCAATTGTCCCTTGTCTGCATAGCGGCTTGACTTTCCAGTCTTGTAATCCACCACAAACGCGGTCTGCTTCTCTTCGTCCACCAGCAGGTAGTCGGGTATACCCCTAAACCACGCATCATCCCCAAAGAACTCCGCGGGGCGGAAGTCGGCGGTAATAGCCATCTTGCGTTCACAGTAAACCGTTCCCTCCATCTGAGCCAGTGGCTCGGCGAACTTCTTGAACTGCGAGAACTTAGCGGGTATCTCCGTGCCATCCTGCACGTAATCTTCAAGTGCTTTGTGTACGGCAGTGCCATACAGGGTAGCGTCAGTGTCTTTCGACTTGAACTGCTTAAGAATACGCACAGTGTGGAACCTGCGGGGACACCCCTCAAAATCTTTAACTGAGGAGTACGAGTGCACGAGCTTCATATAGACGACCAGTAGTTCTTTGAGGCCTATAGTATACCGCTATTCGCCAT